CCCGACCGACACCCTTGTAATAATCCATGCTTATCGGCAAAGACAGTTTCCTGACCCTCGCCCCAACTTGAATTTCCCCACCCAAACCGACACCCGGAACTTGAATCGTCAAAGGCAACTCGTCAACTTGACCAGCAACCAAAGCCTGAGAAAAAGCCTGCCAAATCGCATTCGACGGATGCTTAGAAGTAATCGTCACGGAAACATCAATATCCCTGCCACCCAAATAATCGCTGCCCTGAAACTGTCCGTGAGTTCGAGCCCGGGCACGATCCGACGTCCGAACCTCGGGAAGATCATGCAAACCCGTGATCGACTCAATGCCATAAACCGTCGAAGCCCCAAACGTCAAACCGTTGTAATCCATCTGCCAATCAATCATCGAGCCACCTTCAAACTCCACAAGATTTCTTTGCCAATGTCATAAGGAGACGCATTCGTTTCCGAAACATAAACATTGACAACACCTTGACTACCACCGACCTCAGGGACAGTTCCCCGCTCAATAGCCTTCAATTGCGCTCGGGAAACAACCAACTCACCGGCTTGCAACATTGCAGGAACATTCTGCGACATCATTGAGCCCTGAACGAGACCACCGGTATGTTCCCATTTTGGAATTGTTGGCATCTTGATATCAATGCCACCGAAGTCAGTGCCCGGGATATCCGGAGTGCTAACGGTCAACTTTCCAACCGTGTTATTCCATATGTCGGCGATCAGATTGAAAGCCAATTTAAACGGAGTAACAATGACGTCAAAAACTGCACTAAACGCTGTTTGGATTCCATCTTTAATCGTGTTGAATACGTCGAGCAAAGTACCAATCGCACCCTTGATCCAATCAAACGTCGGGCTGATGACGTTGTTCCAAACCCAACTGATAACAGTTCCGACAGCACCAAACACTGTGCTTACAACTGTTGAAATGAGATTGAACATTGGTACCAAAATGTTTCCGATGTACCACTGAATCGAGTCCCAAATTGGTTGAATGATGTTGTTCCAAGCGAAACTTATTACGTTGCAGATGACGTCCCAAACAATTTGAAAAGTTTCCCAAAGTGTGATCGACGCTGGGATCAAGTTGTTTTTGATCCAAGTATGGATGCCCTTAAAAATCGGAAACAAAATGCTGTTCCAAGCAAAGGTGGCGACAGCAGCAATGCCATTCCATACCGTTTGGAAATATCCCCAAAGGGAAATAAATATCGGAACAAGAGTTCCGGTGACAAAGCCAACAATCGCATCCCATGTGGGTTTGATGACGGTTTCCCAAGCCCAAATGGCTTTATCGGAGATCCAGCCCCAAATTTTGTCCCAGTTCGTCCACAGATATTTAACAATTCCAACGATTGCTACGATTCCGGCTATTGGCCCGAGAAGAGTCGCGATAATCAAGGCATAAGCCTTGTGATCCATAATCCAACCCCAAACTTTGTCCCAGTTTGTCCACAGCAGAAAAATGACTACTCCGAGGTAAATCGCAACTGCGATGAGGGCTCCGATGGGGTTGGCGATAATCGCAGCGTTCAGACCGGTAATCGCTCCAGTGATTCCTGTGATGGTTTCAATGACGAAGGTAACCGTCTCGAAACCAGCAAAAGCGCCCGTAAGACCGATAACGAGCGGTGTCAGGATCTCAATCGCATCTTTGTTTTCAAGAATTCCTGTAGTCCAATTAGCAAATGTCGTCAAAACAGGGACAAGTTTTTCAATTACAGGCACAAGGCCTTCATTTACAAGAATTAGCAAAGCGTCTGTCAAAATTGGGATAATTGCTTGCGCTAAATCAATAAGCGGTGGAAGCAGGGGAATTAGAGCCGCCAGCAATTCAACAAACGGCGGAGCCAATTGCACTAATGCTGGGGCAAGAGTCGTTGAAACCAAAACCCCCAATTGATCCATAATTGGCATCAACGCTTGGATCATGGATTGAATCACCGGCTGCATTGCGGTCATCAAGTCTTTGAATGCTTTACGGAGCGGTTCAGATTGGGTGGCAAGACCGAGCAGAATGCCGACTAAAGGATTGATTTTTGGAATCAAGGCACCAAGCGGACCAAAAGCAGCAGCAACATTGGTTGAGGCCATGGCAACAATCAAGCCAATCAAAGGCGCAAGAGTTGATTTCATAGAGTTCATTCCTTCAAGAACAGGTCCGATTTTGTCGGGAATCTTTTCTAAAAAAGAAATAAACATTTTCATTGCTTTGCTATTTGCCAGCACCGTGCCGAGTTTCTTCGCATACTCAGCCAATTTGTCCAAAGCGGAAGTTGCTGTATTAGCGGCACTAATAAAGGCGGGGCTAAGTGGTGTGAGGAACGCTGCACCAAGTCGAGCAACAGCAGCCCCAACGCCACCGACTGCACCCGACAATGTCTTTCTAAGACCAGCCATGGTGCCAGTAAATGCAACAGTCGCACCGTTGACACCGTCGGTTCCGTTGAGGATGCCGTCTGAAAGAATGTCCAAAGCCCGATTGGCCGGGATAAGCCCTTTTGAGATCATGTCTCGCATTTCGGCAGTAGTGACACCGAAAGAGTTGCCGAGAATGGCTAACGCATTGACGCCAACTTCTTGGAACGATTGAACGTCGTCGCCCATGATGCGGTTGGCGGCACTTACCTGTCCAAACACTGTGGCGAGTCGACTTGCGTACTCGTTTGCCCTCTTGCCCTGCGTTGCTGAGGCTTCACCAATCGCAGTCAAATAGCGAGGGATTTTTTCAGCATCAACACCCATGCCAACCATCTGCTGAGCCGCAGAAGCAAACTGATCGAAGTTGAACGGGGTTCCACGCACAACGGCCAAAACCTCATCAAGCAATTTGGCGGCTTTGGCCGTATCGCCCAGTGCTACACCGATAGCAACAGTGGAGTCCTGAATAGTCGTCATGCGCTCCCAGCCTTTAAGTAAGGCGGGAACAGCAAGAACACCAACAGCAGCAGACATGGCTGTAGCAGCAGACATGGCTAACTGCTGAAACTTGGCCCCCATCTGCTGAAGATGGCCGGAAACTTTGTTGTTTAAACCAGCAGCGGAATTAGCCGCTTGATTCATGCCGCTAGTGAAACCGGATGAATCCGCACGAAGTCTCGCGAGGACGTCAACAGTTGTTGTACTCATTGACTACCTCCTAGCGGCTTGCTCCTGCTCGTAGGCCCGAATTTTGTAAAGGCCCATCCATTCAGTGAGTTCAGCCGAACTGATCGGACGATGAGACGGACTGCCATAAAGCAATTCGTCCACCGTCCGAGTCAGTTTTTCGGCTAACTCAAAGGCGAATCGATACTCGCCATCGGCGAGAAATCTTTTCCCGCTTCATCAATCGATTCCGGCATCAGACCTGACAATCGCATACCAACCTCGGCTGCGCGTTGAATCGCTGAACCCGATTTCTCATTGAGAAGGTCACGATCGGCCAACGTGAAAATTCGTTCTTCCGTCTCAGGATCATGCGCTGTAAAAATCAGAACGTCCGAAATTGTTTTTGAAATGTCAATTTGTCCGTTGGCTGTAACGCCTTTCAACATTTGACCTCGTTCGGCCCCGGTCATGGACTTCACCAAAATGGTGACATTCCATTCAGGAATTTCTACGAGTTCGGTTTTGATGTCGTTTGCGGCAATGATTTGATCGCGAATGGACACGGGGTCACTCCTGAGTTTGGGACACGAAGGTCACGTTAGAGAATCGCAGTTTACGCCCAAGTACCACGGGTCACGGGACCAGTGATCTGAAGGTCGACAGACAGGCTGACCACGTCACCAACCGGTGAAGAGGTCTGATATGAGGTCATAATGCCCTCGCCTGAAAACTTGATAGCGCCAGTGGCGGATCCAGCAGGGCCATATTCGAACGAAAGCGTTGCATCAGCGCCGAGGGCTGGGGCAAGGTAACCGTCAAGCGTGGCATCCCACATCAGAGTGATTGACATGGTTGAGTCGTTGAGACCAGTGATGTAAGTCTTTGCATCGCCAGTGGCGGCAAAGGTTGTGGTTTCAGCGGTTTCGATTGAGCGGGGCAGAGAGACCTCAGACGCATAGGTTGAGAGGTCACGAAGCGTTCCGGTGGAATCATCAAGTTTGATGACAGCACCCTTACCGTGGACAAATGGCATGATTCCCTCCCGGGATTAGAAGAGGCGGGCGAAGCCGCCGACAAACGTGAGCGAACCGGTTCCGGATGAGATGACCCATTGGAATCGGACGTAACGATTGATTGTGGTACCAGCAGGGATAACCAGTTGGTACGAGCCTGTGGTCGTGGCAGGAACTGTGAGTCCTGCCCCGAGAGCAGCAAACGTGGTGTTGTCTGCCGAGTGGTAGACGTACAGAGCCGTGCTTGCAGACCTTGTGTTGGCCGTTACATGGAACTGATAAACAGCGCCAGTGGTGCTTGAAGCCGTCTGATCTTTGGAAGTCGCATTCCCCGAAGCCGAAGCCGACGTCGGGTCTAAACCAATTCCGAGTAGCACGCCAGCATCGGCTTGGAGATCCACCGAAGCAGAAACAACGTCGCCGACCGGTGAAGAAACCTGATAACTGGTAGGTCGACAAGCGGCAAATCGAACCGGATCATTGACTGCGGCGAGGCCCGTTACGGCATAAAGAACGTGAGTGTTGGTATCTGAGGAAAGAATTGCGGCAACCTGATCGTCAATCGCATTGGTGCCACCATCGAACATTCCGCCCATGGAAACAGTGCCATCTCGAAGCCCAGCAATGTAGGACTTGGCATCGCCGGTATTGGCGAAAGTGGTGGTCTCGGCGGTTTCAACTGAATTCGAATGCGAAATCTCATTGAAATATGCGGAAACGTCATACCCGGCGAGGTAGACCTTGGTTTGTTTACCGTGAAGGAACGGCATATCAATCCTCCGAAGATTCGGTCACAGGAGACGACTTGGAGCCCTTCTTAGCCTCAACCTCTTCAACGAGTCCCTGATCGATAACCCATTTCAGGGACTTCGTTGGGATGTCATCGATAATGTCGCCCTCGGCGAAATCCTTATCGGCGAAGGAGAGGCGGACGTTTGCACGGTAACTTGTCATGGTCACTTCCGGACGCGATAAACCCCGCACCAGCAAGGACACAAGGGTCACGGGGCTACCGGAAGCGGGGTCACTAGGGACACGAACTAATCGCATCGTAGTCTTCTAAACCGGATTCGTCAGCAACCCCCTAAGAGGCTCGGTTTTCAGCCTTGCACCGAGAGCATCGAATAATCCACGGCCGGGTTACCAGCACAGCGATAATTCTGTTGCAACGCCAACAGCGGACAGTTTCGTCCTGTGAATTGCCTCGCCCGTAGGGGTCAAGGTTCGACGAGTCCGGATTCACCACAGTCTCCACAGAGCCATTGATCCCGACCATTCATAGTGGCGATCCGGATTGAATTGGGATGCTTGCAGCCCTCGTCAACTAATTCTTCGACAACTTCACCATCAATCGCATCGGGGTCGGCGTAGGAAAGGCTGACGATGGCGGCAACGCCTCGGGCCACGCCATTCAGAGAGGCTTTTACCTGCTCCAATTGGTTTACCAGTTGGTTTGACAGGGCTTTTAGGAGTTCAGGATCTAAGCCGCTCATGTCATCAGCACCTGAAAATTGACGACAACCATGGGGCGATCGTTTTGATCCAAGCCAAGAGGCATTGTTGACCCGGAGGGCTCGATACGAATGAACCTGATCCCTGAAAGCGTCTGATTGACAATTGCAGAAAGAGTGTCTCGGGCTGCGTTCGCTTTGTCTCGGGTACCGGGGTAATCCTCTCGAACACCTCGGGCCTTGACTTGAATCCGAGGGCGTTGAATCGCATAAAGCCCGGCCCCCATAGTGAAGTCCGGTTGCATTCCCTCATATTCGTAAACAGCAACACAAGCGTCAGGGGTTTCAGGCATCGTTGACAAAAACAGGGTTGAGCCGAGAGTCCCGACTCCTGCTGTCTGA